CCTAATCTTTTCTTCTGTCTTTGCCCACGCTCATCCAGAGCCTTCTCTATGTATATATTATCGTAATGATGGATCAATGATAAGAACTTCAATGTTAATAACCCATGATTATTATTCTCTACCGCAACAAGGGCATGATTGTACCATTTACCTATAGTAACTATTATCCATGCAAGTAGGTCTGGATCTATACGTGCACACCATGTGCCACACTCCTCATATGTTTCAGCATCCAGCACTGTGACTACAGAGTAATCCGTGTCTCCTGTCTCAGACATTATACCCTCTGCCACATCAACTCCTATCCTATAGTGCCTACCATCCTGAGGAGGATTGAATACAACAAACTCTCCATCCGGCCTCGTTTCCATAAAATATCTCATCTTTTCTTCCCCACCTACATTCTGGAATCCATTAACAGGGATCACAAAACGCTTAGGTGGAAAGTCTCGTTCTCTTTCTTCTGCTTCAAACCACATCTTCGTTAAGGTTACTGAATCAAATGCACTCCTTCCTGATGCGACAAAAGCTTCTCTCGCAGTAGTAGGATACTCCTGATGAAATATATTTAGATCACCCTGACATTCCGGTGAGATAATTTTATTCCTACGCCACTTCAGGTGTTCAAGTGTAACCTCAAACTCAAACAACCCGTCATCTGTTTCATAGGATGTTTCTACTCCAAAAAGATTTCCTTCCTCATCTCCACCATATACAGGATTTGTACCCAATGATTTCTTAAATGAATCATCCTTTAACTCCTCCTCACTCAGTTCTGTTTGATATTCATCAAATACAAACCAAGGAAAAAATACAGTCTTAAGTCCACTTGTATCCTTATCTGCCCTCCACCATTCTTTTTCAAAATAGTTACCAACTCCCTTTGCAGTACTCTCCATCCAGATTTCCGTACCATACCCCTGTACAACACAGTTCATCATGCCAGTTGCATACTCACGGGCACGACTACCCCAACGGGCAACCTCGGAACAATGGAGCATGTCGATCCCCGCACCGACTACCTCAGAGCCTTCTACAGTAGACATACCATACCTAGAGTTCAGCCCCTTGCCGTCACTGGAACCCCATGTAAGTTCCTGTTTCCCTGAGTAATGTGACAGTGGTTTAATAAAATCGGGATAGTTCTGTTCCATAACTTTCGTCATGGAAAACATTTCTGAAGTTGTATTCTTGGAATGTGTGCAAATGTGCACTAATTGATTAAACTGGGTGGCAGCACGTTTGAACATCCGTGCCTGAACATAAGTGGATATACCGAATCGCCTCGCTTTCAAGACAATTATCCTTACATGTCCCTGTTCTTCTAACTGTTTCTGTGCTATCCCATGCAAGATCTTCTGCACAGGATTCATCACAAAAGAAATCAGCTTCTTTGTGCCTAATTCCTGAATCTTTAAACAATATTGAAAATAAGTATCGTGATCCTGAAGCCGATCCATCAGCTCCTGCATCGCCTCCTTATCATCCATCCTTGGAGATTGTTGTGCCATTCAATATATTTAATTTTAAATATCTTGCAATGAGTACAGCATCAGCAATCCCATGATCTTTAACTCTTGTAAGTGATAACTCAGGATAGAGCTGTGTCACCTTCTGTATAGACGCACCCTTCTCCCTGCCCATATCAGGCATCATAGCCTTCTTCCATGACTGAGGCTGAATCAAATGATAGGGTATTCCATTACCCACACATAATCCACGAAGGAAACCATATGAAGCCATGTATCTACCAGTAGAAACTATACCCTGCTTTGGCATTGTCTGGCTCTTCTCAAGTCCGATACTCATGGGCCGGAGTCTCCACCTACCAAATATAGTTGCTAGCTTTGCTTCATCGAGTTCTCTCTTCTTGCCTACCATAATAATAGGCATATCCATTACAAATTCTATTGCTAAGTTTTCATCTAAAACTGCTAGTGCCCCTGAGAAACCGGGGTCAATTCCCATTATATGCATTTAATACTCTATACTTTTCTGTTGCTATATCTTGTTCTTCACTGGATATCTCCCATTTAGTAATACTATCACTTATTGTGATAGCAGGCTGATCTCCATACTTCATTATCTTTCCACCATTGGCAAGGTATTCTTCTACTTTAGACTGTAACTCCACTCTTTCCCTTGTATCTGCCCTAGTAAAAACAGCAGTACCTACAAGTCTTTTAGCTATATTGATGGCTGTAGGTTTACCATACTGCCCAATTTTCCTAGACCTGTTACCTGCACCCCTTACAACCTCTCCACCATTTTGTTCCCGCCTTTCTGCCCTCCTCTTCTTTTGAAGCTCTGCTGCCAAAAAATCTGAGCATGCTCTACCACAACATTTTTGGCGACTGGTCTTAGGGGTATACATACCTTTACAGTTAATACACTCCCTAGGTACAAGTAATGTACTCAGCCTTAAAGTGTTAGCCTTCCTTTTTAAAACATCATTATACTCTGAACATGCTATTGAACAGAACCTCGTCCTCCTTTGTGGAAGATCCTTCTTACATATAAAACAAGTTTTAGCCTTCACTCTCCACCATATATATCATAGTTCCAACTGTATCTGCTATCTCCATCCAGAATGTTTCCGGGGAGGTATCAGCTTTATGGGCCTCCATCATTAACTCCTGAAACGATATACCAGACTTCCACGAAGCAGCAGCACATCCCAACATCAATGCCAACTGCCTGCGTGAATCCATAATGGAATCATTTTCCAGCTTCTGTTCCTTTACTGTTTTCTGCCTTTTCCCTTTTCCCATCGTTGATTATCTCTAGTGAGAGTGTGTTGTTATCTGGCTCGGCAATAATTTCCCCCTCAATCACCTCCCCATGCATCTGCACATTTAGTTCCTTAAGGGCATCCTCCACCCTATATACAGTTTCATTCTTCTGTTCTATATACTTGTACTCATTCGGCATTGCCAGTGCTATCCTTTCACTGCGGATGATCTTCATCACTGTATCTGCCTTTGCAGACCAGATATTTAATTCACTGGTATCCTTTGAACTGAGTACCTTCTCCTTTAAGTTGTTTAATTCATCTAGGTGTTGGTGGGAAATATTTGCCCTATCGTCTGCATACTTCTGGATCATCCTTGTATGCATCGTTGTAAGGGCTTCTTCCCTCCTTGATGCATACTTCCAGTCTCCTGCATTGATATACTTGGTAAGTGTACTCTGCCAGAATCCATACTTATCACATATTTGGGATCTTGTGAGTATTCCGGCTTCATAATCAACTCTTACTGCAGCCTTCATTACTTCCCTGTGATGCTTGGCTTCGTGCTTAGATCCTGTTGTTACCTTGGTGGCGTTACTGTTCCCTCTTTTCTTTACTGGTTTCCGCATCTTTTAATACTACTCTGATAAATTCGCATTGAGGATGAAGATACTTGTCCACAAATATCTCGCCATCCTCATTAACTTGCTCTACTAATTTCTCCTTATCCAGCTTCGTATTCACATAGGATCTCCATTGATCCTTCCGCTTCTGGCTTTTGTTTGGATCTACCATATGCCACCACTCTTCTTCACAATTGTATTTTCTACCAATAGGTATTGATCTCATATGCTCCTTCACAACATGGTTCTACATTTGTACCACAGTTGATACATTGCTCATGACCATGCACCCTGACTGCTTCAGTAACCATTCCACAGTAGTTGCATCTATTCTGTGTCTCCGAGCTTATATGTATCGTCTGTTGGATACTCCTTGAATAGCTCCTTCCATAAGCTCTCCCCTCCTTCTCCATAAAGCATTAAATCCACACGGACTTCCTTATCCTTCTTATGGGGTACTTGTTCCCATTCATATGTACCACCTTTCATTATGTTAAATAAATCCGCCTCACTTAGGGGGACGTTGATCTTAATATTCATTCTTCTCCGTTCAATCTAAAATCCATGTGGCTGCCCCCAATGGACTGTAATTGTCCATATAATGACAATGTATATACTGTATCTCCAAATAAAGAGTCCTATCACTCGTCATCATAGTGAACAGTACAACCATCTGTTGTACAAGACCAATGCTTGTTTGTTACAGTACCTGCCTTTTTCCTCTCCAATTGTCCCTTTTTCCTTATTGCCTTACACTCATCCCTCCATACACCCAGCCTTTTACTGTACTCATTATCAAGTGACCAGATCCAATCCTTTAATACATCTATCTGCCACAGTGCACTCATGCCCTCAAAGTGTGGCATGATCTTAATATCACCTTCTCCAGCTCCTACATTGGCTGTTAACTTTATCTCCGTTTTCATATTACTACCTCTATTAGTTGACATAGTGAAATGGGAATGTTGTAAAAATCCTCCCCATCAGGATACCTACTATTAGGTATGTTACTCACATACTCCTCCTTCATGTACTTGCCATCTATGTGCCAAGCCTTAGTGCAATCCTTGTTTAATACCCAAAACATTACACTCTTACCACCATCCATGTACTTCTTCTTCCTATATGGAATGTGAACAGTACTCCACATAGTAGGCCACTCATCTTCCCATGACGATTTTATTTCAACCTCATGGTAGATTTTACGCCAAGATTGTATATCAGGGCCATAATCCTCATATACATTCGTGAACATACCCTTTGAATCTAGGTACGACCTTACTGCTGTCTTTGCTTTATTGTCGCAAGCATCATATGCCTGCTTGTTGAAGTGGGCCATTATAATAATCGTCCATGATTTCCTTCTAATAGCTGCTCTAGCTC